AAAGTGCTTTCTACAATGTACGACAGACTGGAACGTGAACCCTGTGCAAAGGCCATAGTGATCTCCTAATTATTTGTATGCATACCAAGTTACGACAACAGGAACAAGATAGAAAGGACTGTCTACTATACCTTGTCTACGTTCTGCAAATTCTATATTAACAGTAGTCGAACCTTGAGTTAGTTTTGATGTTGCTTCGTATGTCTCCATAACATTCTTAGCAAGAGTATCTGCCGCAGCAGGGCCAGCACCCTCTGGGACATAGCAGTTAATGGTAAAGATGCCATCGTATCTCTGCTGTGGATTTAAGCCCCGTACAGTGGGCCTTCTTGTTATCGGGGTGTAGGTAACCTCTAAGTAGTTTTGCCCCGTTGTAGGGTTGAAAGGGACGTTCTCATAAGCTATTGACGGTACACTTGGTATGTCAGCCAGCTTACTTTCTAGTGCGGCCCGAATATCCTTGTCAATAGTTGCCATTTCTTATCCTATTAGCTAAAGTCTCCATAATGAAATACTTGTGTTTGTATTCTACATAAGGAGCATGAGGTGCGCCATTCTGTAAGTATATGGCAGTCGTACCCTTTAGTTTGATCTTAGAGATGTCAGAGTATAGTGCAGACTTGGCTCTTTCAGCGTCACCTATACTACCAGAACCTTTTGATAGCTTCTTACTATCGACACGCCGTGGTCTACCTTGCTTACTAAATGACCAAGACCTAACATATGCACCAGTATCTAATGCAGGTTTACCTCTTGGGTTATCGCCCATAGTAACCCGTATAGCAAGATCAGCTTGTCGTTTTAGCTTAGTCTGAAACTGAGCCTCTAGCTTTTCATCTAGTTTCTTGCCAAGACCTTTGGGTCTAGTGGCTACCTGCAACCTCATCATTCTGCAACCTCACAGGTATACATGACTGCTAGGCCGCCGCTGTAGTGAGTGGTAACCCTTACGATGTGTACTGTATCCCCGAAACCAGAGATAGTGTCACCGTCATCAGGAGCAACTGCAAGACCCAACGCAGAAATTACACACTTTCTGGTACCACGCCTAAGATCAGTCTCACCCTGAATACCTACCTCAAAGTTATAGAAGTAAGCAAAGGCTGTGTAATCTGTAGTCGCCCCACCCGACAAAGTACCTGTGGCTGGACATCTAGACCTCCTAGTCGTAGTCTGAGCCGTAATCTTCTCCACTATAGCTTGGTGGATTACGAAAGCGATCCCTACGGAACGAGGGAGTAATGCGATTAGTGTTGGCACGTATAACGTCTACACCTGATTTGGTAATACCGCCAGCCTTAATACCAACAACAGCACCAGACTTCTTACCCTGATACTCTAGGCTTTCTGCTAACTTATTATATTGTTTTGCTAAGTCGCTGTAATCAGCACTTATAGCATTGTCTATTGATGCCGTTACCTTACGTGAGTATTTAGCGGCAATAGCCCTTGCGCACCAAGCCCCAGCATAGTATACGTTATTATTGGTTTGAGCCAGAGCGAAAATGATTTCTTCATTCTGAACTTGTTGATCATTACTGTCTGTATCACCTACTAGTAATCGGACAGCATTGATCCGACCAAAAGTCGATGTTGTCTCAAGATCACTTTCGTCATAACTCCAAGCCATCAATCTACCTCATAATGCCCGTGGTTTCTACGCCAGCTACGAATAAGCCCACGTTGTTTGTCTAGTATCTTAGAGGTTTTACACTTATGTTTCTCATACATATTAGCGTTAGGTGTCTTAGCCTTAACCTTGGCGTTGATACTCTTAACGACTTCGTGTAGTCCATCTATGTTTAATTCTTCTAGTCCATCACCAGCTTTAACTTGTTTTTCTAGTTCTGCATTGTGATGTAGCATCCTCTGATTGTAGAGGGTCATCACATTGGTTTCTGGCATGGACATCTCTTTCCATTTGAACTCTTGTCCCGACTCCCATGAACGTCCTGCTGCATCAAAAGGTACACGCACGAATAAGGGTCGGTCAAACTGGAAAGGCATTTGTTCTTGTTAGCTTACGCTACAACTGTGTCGAAGAAGTAACCCAAGTCTGCGCCTGTGACTTTCATGTCGTAGGACATTTTAACTTGGATGTGTTCTGCAACTTGCTGACGCTTAAGAGCATCGTCAGAGAATGACTCAACTGTTACGCCCAAGTTGTTCACGCCGTCTAGCGTGTTCCATGCAAATGTTGCACCAGCCATTGGTGTCATTAGACCTGCACTTGGAGCAACGTGTGCTAGTAGAGCATGTTTACCACCGATGAATGCGTTGCTTTCTGCGACACCTTCAACTGATGAGTTCTTCACTGCTTCCATGACGTAGAAGTTTTCTACTTCAAAGATTTCTGCCAACTTAGCGTTAGTGATAAGTGCAGTGTTTGTTACAGTTGCACCACCGTTCAAACGTGCTAGGATGTCTGGGTGATTGATCAAGATGTCACGCACCTCTTTACCGACAACCATTGTGTTTGGCTTGAAGCCACCAGATTTTAGCTGCATGGTACGACGAGCGACTGTTACGTCTGCGATTGGTGTACCGTTTGTATAATCTGACCACAAGTTTGATGGTGTTGTTTCTGAACCCCAAACAGATGCCGCAAAGAATGTTGCAGCAAATTGTTCTTCACGGTGGATCAACAGACGGTTAGTCAATGTAGCTGCACCCGCTGAACGAATGTCTAGTGCTGCATCTTCGTTAGCAAGAGTTTGCTGATCGAAGTCCATACCTAGACCGTAAACGTCTGCATAGTATGATGCGTTTGAGATTGACATGCCGATACGGTTGACTTCTGTGCGTGGAGCAAGAACCTTAACATCACCTGTACGGTTCATGTTGTCACGGTCATAGATGTAGTACTTGTCAGATTGCTTCTGAACGCCTACAGTTGGGAAAACCTTATCAGCGATAAAGTTTGTTTGATCTTGTACATATGCAATACATCACCTGCCGCAGCAGTTAGTGCGTCACCAGATGCATCTGTTTGAATTTGTGCGCCAGCAGCAATAGTACCACCTGACGTTACCATAACTTTACCTGATACGACGACTGTAGCAGCTTCGTCTGCTGCTGGGTCATTGATCAGTACACCGATTGCGTTTTCACCAGCAGCGTCTGCTAGGTCAACTTTACCGTCTGATTCCAAAGTTACGAATTTGAACTGTGATGAAGATAGGTCCTCACCAGCAATAAATGTCCGTGTATCACGGGATTGCATTACAGCCATAATTATTCCCCTTTATAGCTTTTATTGATTAGGGCTTTACCTTCGTCGGTCTTAGCTACGGCAGCGTATGCTTTAGCGTAGTCACCCTTCTTCATTTTGTTTTCATCCATGTAAGATTTTACAAGGGATTCCATTTTGTCAGTTGCAGTAGCGAACTCACCGTCTGCATCTGATTTTCCTACCTCTTCCATGCTTTCTGCGAATGTCGCATCAGCAGCTTTAAGGGCTTCCATAACACCTTCTACTTCGCCAAACTCAGCAACCAAGGATTTAGCTACATCTTCTGCAAAGTGTGGTAGGGCTTCTGTTGCACGTTTTGTTAGTTCTGCATCAGCTTTAGCAAACTCTGCTTCTTCTAATGCTTTTAGAATAACGGCAGGTACATCTGCTTTATTGATTTGTTCACCTTCATACTCAATGTACTCTGGTTCAACTTTCTTTTCGATTGAGTCAGATTTGATGATAAACCCATTGTCGATAAGAGCCTTACGCAGGTCTTCGTTTTGGATTTTCAGTGCGTCGTTCTCAGCTTTCAGCAGGTCTAGTTCATCAATCTCTGCTGCATCAGACTTTTTCATGTCTTCTTCTGCCATTTTCATAGCTTCGTTGTAAGACATTCCTTTGTCCATGTTCTCACGGATACGGCGTTGTAGGGCTGGTGGTAGTTTGTCCATTCCCTTCTCTTGCTCTTCCGTCATATTGTATGCTTTTTCCATAAGTTCCTCTTCGGAGTTATCACGCTTGAATAGGGAAACCATAGCTTTTGCATTGGCAGGACGATCCACTAAGGATAATTCCTCTAGTTCAAGCTGTTTTAAAAGGTTAGCCATTATAGTCTTCCTTTATTGCTCTACCGCCAATGCTAAAGGCGGCTAATTCACCAGACTTGACCTTGGCCCAAACATCGTCGTTATACACTTTAAATGCTACGATCCAGCCTTCACGGTCACTCTGTATGCCAAGGGATTCACCTATCTCTTTAGTGATTGGCATAGAATGAATGACTGCGCCAATCTGGTCCCCTTTGTGCATTTCTTTACCGACACGTACATGTTCCATAAACTTATTTACGGCACGAACCAAAGTATCTGGCTCAATAACATCACCCTGTCGGTCTACTACAGGTTCACCCTTTTCTGTTACTACTGATGCCCAACCGTATACCATACGTTGTTCATCGTCAGCTTTAAGGATTTGCCCTTCTATATTCTTTGTTAAGTCTGACACTGATGTACCCCCTTCCCACATACGACATGACCAATAACGAGCCGATGTCTTATCTGTTGCTGTGTCACATGAATGGCGTGATCGGAAGTTGGCACGGGCCTTTGGATTGTCTCGACGTATTTCCATATTAGGGTCACCGAAGGTAACACGTTTTACTTTACTGCCATCCATAACGAAAACTTCAAACTTTTTGTTACCACCAGATAATCTACGTGGTTTGTTCAAAGTCACCTTTTCACCTTGGTACTCTGCCTTGGCAAACTCTTCTTTCATTACTTCCTGTACAATGACCCGTAGAGCCTCTAAGCGGTCCTCTGAAGGCTTGTCTTCATCTTCTGTACGGTAGTAGTCTAAATAATCTTCATGGCTACCACAGGGCATGTACACGGCCTGTCCGTCAATTTCATGCACATGAATGGCACCACCGCATCCCATGTCCATAGAACGACTACGTGCTTCCATCTCTGTAGTGAATACGTCATTCGCATACTGTGCCTTTAGCATCTTCTTCGCTTTACTCTTAGAGGGGTGCGACGAAGGTAGAAGGTCTTTGTCGTGGTTAGCAGACTTAGAGCCACTTACGATACGTAGAAAACTATTGACACGTGCCATAGCCCATTGTTCTGGTGACTTGACATTAGGTCGAACACTTGCAGGATTAGTGCGATAGGCTCCAACGCCACGGTCATATACTTGCTCCAACATCCGCATAGTAACTTTATGCTTAGACTTCTTGTTGTGTTCTTTGACTTTGTTCTGTAAAGCTACTTTAGGCATTATACATCTCTATATGTGTTTTCTACGAGTATCATATCAAATGCAGCAGTAAGTCTAGCATTGTTACTTCTTACTAATGCTCTTACGTCAATGTCAGACTTTTCTGGTATTGTTCTTGGTACTGCAAACTTATACATGTACTGACCACCTTCACCAGTAACCTCAAAAGAGTGTCCTATGCGGAATGCATCCTGTCCAAAGTAACGTATGTACATATCGCCAGTAGCATCTGCATTACCCTGACATGTGGCGGTACCTTGCATCAGGTATGCTGTATAACCAGAGGGTACCGTGTAAATAGCCATCAGGGTCTGACCCTTGCCAGCATTGATACGTAAGACTGTTACAGCAGACTTCTGTACATTTACGACACCTACGTTTGTAGACCCATTCGATAGAAATGCACGATAGAGCCTAATATAAGAATTTGTAGATGTAACAGAACCAGAACTACTCAGAGTGATCTCTTCTGACTGAGTGTTGTAATCTGCATCAAGACCTAAGATAGTAATCTTCTTACCATTGTCTGAGGCATTAACAGCAGGTACATCTACTGTGCCAGCGGTTGACCAAGAGGACCAAGGGTAATTAGTATCATTTACATCCCAAATAGTACCTGTTTGGTTCTGAGACATAGCAGGTACAGCACCAAACTTGTGTTCACTGGAGTATCCGTTGACTTCCCCCTTGGCTATAGCAAGAGGGTCATGCTCATATATTTGTCTTGCCCACGTTGTCATTAGTTCAACTCGGGTTTGATAGAGATAGAGATATTAGTCTTATTAGGGAATGTCTCAACAGCACCCCCAGCGAAAGTAACCTCAAATTCACCTTGATAAGAACCTGCTGTGGCTGTATCACCGTTATCCCAATCATACTGCACAATTCCAGCAGTTGAAGGCGCAACAATAGTTGTACTCGCATCAACGACAACTGTATTGTCTTCTAATGACTTCATGTGAAACCTTACTGTTGCACCTGTTAGGTCAATAGCAAGGTTGTCTCCATCCTTTAATAATGCACGTAAGCTAGGTGAAGTATCATTCTGCTTAATATAAAATGTCATTAGGTGTACTCGTTGTTTTCTGTATCAAGAATAGCATAGTTTTCACTACCTGTCAGTAGAGTAATGGTTGCAAACTCACCATCAAACTCATAGCGAGGCTTGCGTAGGATGGCATCTATGAAACTTGCACTGAACACGCCGCCATCAATGATCTCAGTAAGTTCAAAAACAAGCTCAATCTGTTGCAGCGTAAAGATGCCAGCTTCAACTTGCTCCAGAACGTTACGGAATGCATCAAACCCAGTTGAGGTAAAGGTGCCAACCTCAATCTTTTCCAAGACATTTTTAACAGCATCGAAAGTGTTTACTGTAAATACGCCAGACTGAGCAATCTCAACGATGCGCTTGAGTGCGTCAAAGCCTGTTAAGGATAAGTCTTGCTTGCCGCTGATGAATGACACAGATTTGTTAGCTACAAAGCCGCTGTAAGCGAATGTGCCAACGTCTATGCGCTCCAATAGCAGTTCATTGACCGCATTGCCCTGATAAACAAATACGCCACTCTGTGCGACCTCTGTGATGTCCTCAGTGATAGGTCTGCCGTTGAAGACAAATACACCAACTGTAGAATTGTCGGTAAGTGCCTTGTTTGCAGCCTGACCAGATAGAGCGAAGCTGCCAAAGTCGATGGCCTCAAGTAGACCTTCGTTTATATCCTGACCACCAACAGTGAAGAACTGACCGATTGCTAGTTCACTGATCGTAGACCGAACGTCTTGACCATCCAGCGCAAATGTTGCGCCAAGGGCATTTTCAAGGATGCCCTCAGTAATATTCTGACCTGCAACGGAATAGGATTGCCCACCCGCAGCCTCACCAATGACTAGTGGGGTTCTGGGGTTAGCTTCCCAAGCAGCAACATCAGCCCACGCATACGTGTCATCCCAAGTATCACCCTCTGGAAACCATGCGGTTGACCAAGCAAATCCACCTGTCTGTACTGCAAGAGATGATGCTGCCATTGTTTTAGCCTATTCCTCTGGTGCTTTAGTTAGGTCGTCCTTGAGCATATCCATGAACGCCTGACGACCAACTTGTAACTGATCTAAGTTAAACTGTGCGCTACTAATCTTCTGATCTAGTGACCCAATGTGATTAATGCACATCTTTGCTTTGTCGCTCAGTTGATCTTCAGTGTATTCTACATCGTCAATCGTGATGACCTTTTTTTCTTCAGTCATAACTTTCTCCTTTTAAGTAGTTATCAGGCCCAAGGCATTCCTGATAGACTTGTTGGGTTTGCTAATGCATCCAGCTTTGCTTGGATTGCAGCCTCGGTATCTGCTTTGTTAATCTGACCATGCACCCAGCCTAAGACTGTTGCCTCTGTCAGATCATCATATGCCACATAACCATCCGCAGATGGATCAGGTGTGTGTGATGTTGTGCCGTAGGATGACGCTGTGTGGTCACCGTCTACGCCTGTGCAACGCCAGTGTGCAATTGTAACGCCTTGGTCAGCGTCATTGTTGTACTCTACGTTTGCGATAGACCATGTGAATGTAGTCATTTGTTTACGCCTCCAGTGCGTCTAGTCGTGTTTCAATAGAAGCCAGACGTTGCTCCGTAGCTGCGCCAATGAATGACAATAGCTGTGGGTAGCGGATGCCTTTTCTGTTGCGTTCTGTGGCACCTTCTGGGGCTTCTTCTAGTGTATCGTAGGTGTCAGTGCGTGTGTAGGCTTCATTACCCTTTACAGCTTCTTTAATGACATTTCCATGCTCGTCTAGCACTTCGTCAGCAGCCTCAACCGCTGGGACTTCTGTCTGTGTTTCCCACCAAGTTGTACTGATGAAGAACGCATAGTCACCAGCATCCAACCCTACGTCAGTCATTGCTTGCTCTACGTCTTGAGCAATAACACCAGTGTGTGTTCTAGCTGCGTCACCTTTTTCTGCAACGCTGTCGTTCCATTTAAAGGTTTTAAATAGTTTGCTGATTGCCGTAGCTGCTGTCATCTCTGCATCTGTCAGTGATGCAATCTGTTGCTTTTCGTTGCGGTCTGACGTTTGGATGGTGCCGTTGGTGGCGTATACGTCATCCCAACGACGATTTGAAATGCCCAAATCTCTTGCATTGTCGGTGTTTGGGTAAAACCGTGCTGTGTCCCAACCATAATAGAGTGCGCCACCTATTGATAGGAACCCAGCGCCGAGTGAATTATAGTAGGTATACCCACCAGTAACAGACCCAATACTCCCTATATTAACTCCGCTTTTGTAAAACGCAACGAGGTCACCTTCTATGCCTTGTCTGCCTAGAAATAAAGGGGCAAGACCGTCCCTATAATGAACCGCTGCACCACTTGGACGAAAATCATGCCCTACGTCAGTGGTGCTAGACGTAGTAATAAGGCTTGTGCGCCCGACCATCAAGTTACCGCTGCTGTCGATGCGCATGGCTTCTGCATCAGCGGTACCAAATGTTAATGCAGGAGCTCCACCACCAGTAGCAGCAATTCTAGCTTGCGCCTCTGTTGACCTCATTCCAAAAACAATTTGACCGCCAACAGTATTGTTAGCATTAGCAGGGTTTTCTAAATAAATAGTTGGGCCAACTCCAACTTGACCATCTGCTGCTGTAGCAGAATAAGCAGTAGCATCAGACTTTGATAAATGCAGTAAGCTATCTACTGTAGTCGCCCCAATGCCAACATTACCATCGCCGTCGATCCGCATACGTTCCGTTGCATTTTCACCAAAGGTAATCAAGTCATCATTAGATGCGCCAAACTGGATGTAACCCATAAGTGCATTATCAACTCGACGTTGAATGCGTTGTGCGGCTGATGTCCAAGTGTTACCATCTGAAAGTCTTTCAGTGGTAAAGTCTAGTCTGTCGTCGTTTGTGCTTTCCACCCCTAAACGCAACACATCAATACTGTCACCAGCCGTTTGTCCTAAAACACCCGCATAAACGTCTAGCTTCATGGTAGGATTACTTACACCCAATCCCATTTTACCTGCGCTAGTGATAGCAAGACGTTCTTCGCCACCTGTAGAAGCCTTTAAAGAACCGCCGCTAGTGAATAAGCCTAATCCAGCGGCACTATTAAACGAATGGGAGGGTGCTGAAGCTGTACCATCAGAAGTGAGCATTGGTACTGTAGAAGAAACCCTGTCGTTATATATATAAAAAATTGAAGGTATTGCAGCGGCAGTGCCACCTGTGACACCAGAACCAACTTGGAATACCATAGAAGCATTTGTTGATGCGTCCGTGTTTACGGTAATACGACCTGCGTTACCATCTTGTTCAGGTGTCCCCGCTTCGTGGTTAAAGGCAATGTTTGCATTACCATAGCCATCATTAGCGTTCAAAGAAACACCACCTGAACCACTGGCTGCAATAACAGAATTACTTGCTCTAACTTTTGAAGATACGTTAAGATTACCAGTAACATCTACGCTGCTATTCGTAGTCGCCAAGCGGGTTGTGCCACCGTGACTCAGAAGTATAGGCTCGTTAGCATTAGTGATAATTTGAAGGTTATTACCTGATTCAGAATATATAATACGTGCATCATAATCATCCGATGCAGGTGCTTTCATATCTATATAGGCACCGTTTGGGCCACCCATTTCTATGAAGCCAAAGCTGCTCGCAGTGGTTTGGTTTATAGTTAGGCTTGTGTCTGTAGTGATGTTACCCGTGATGGATACGCCAGTGCTGGTGGTTTCGAATTTTTCGGAGTTGTTGTGATAAAGAGTAACTGCGCCATTTTCGTTAAACCGAGCCATGTAATTGTTCGTAGCATACCCACGAATATACACATCGTCCGTAGCAAAAATCTGCAAGTCGCCGTCACCAACGTCACGGATGTAGCTGGTTGATCCGTTGTGGAAAATCTCAAGGTCAGACCCTGCGCCGAAGATGGCTTTGTCGTTGTCTCCGAAGGATACATCCCCATCCACAATCAGCCCATCGCTGGTGATTGTACCATTTACATCTAACTCTGTAGTAGGTGTTCCAGTTCCCACGCCGATCCTGTCTGTAGAAGCATCAACATAAAGTAGGTTAGCGTTTGTGTCGCCAGAAACCCTAAAGTCAATGTCAAATTGCCCTGAGTTGACCCACACACGACCACCCGCACCACCCGCAGATGCATCCATCTCAAGGAAACTTCTCTGCGTACTCTCGCTTTCAAGCAAAAAGCGCATTCTGCCTTGCTCAGAGCCAGCGGTTGGGTTTTGAATGAAGGTGTCTATCCGTGCATAAGCAACTTGCCCACCAGTCGAATTATCACCCAAGAAGTCAACACGAGCTATGTTATCAAGAGCGGCAGGGGTAGAACTATCTCTGAACAACTGGAGTAGAGGGCCATCGCCAGCACCGTCATCTGTGCTAGTAATTTGCAACTTTGTGCTGCCAGTTGTACCAGTGATGCCTACAGTCTCAGCGGTAAAGTTGACCCCATTTGCTGTTGTTTGAAGTTTTACTTCATTGTTGTAGCTCAAGGTAACAGCACCATCTTCAATAAATTGTGCTAGTGTTTCTGTGCCAGCAGCATTCTGAATGTTTAATAAGTTGCTTCTAATAATTAAGCCGCCAGTGCCACTTTCTTCAAGAAAAGTATTATTGCCATTGTGATAGATACTAAAGTCAGACCCTGTGCCGAAGATGGCTTTCCCATTATCTGCAAAGGTAGCGTTGCCTGTTACGCTGATGCCTGTGCTGGTGGTGGCGAGTTTGGTTGCTCCGTTGTATGCCATTGCTGCTTCAGCATTTTCATCAGCATAAAACATAGCTTTTGTTCCAGTGGTATCTTGTACCCTAAAGTTTCCAGCTTGAATTTTTAGATTACCAGTACCGCCCTCATAGATATAACTATGCGACCCATCATGGTAAATCTGCAAATCAGACCCAGCACCAAAGATGGCTTTATCGCCGTCGCCGAAGGACAGGTCATTAGAAATGGTTGCATTACCGTCGATTTTATCAATGGCATCATTGATCTTAGTACGAACCGATGCAAGGCTTTCGCCATTGTTAAAAGTCGCCATAATGCAACCCCTCTATATATTTATGATACTTGAATAACGCCGTCTGTCGCTGAGAAGTCTAGCGTAAAGCTATCCCCATCATTCAGTGTTAGTGACAAGCCATAGTCATAGTAACCAATCAAAGGATCGGCTGGCGTTGCTACAGTATCATTGTAGATGTAGACGTAACGGAATGGCCCAACATCGCCGCCTGATGCAGTCAATGTGATGTCATTCAATACCAACTTATATGTGCCGCTGGTCTGCGTGGATGACGCAGTTGTCACGTTGCGGGTTGAGCAGTTGGTGTAAGAAATTTCTGTTACGTTGCCCAAGATGCCGTTGCCGTCTGTCGTTGGGTCAGTCGATTCTGCTGATGGGGCAGTGTTAGATAGTGCCACAACGATCTGGTCACTTTCCAAATCCATGTTATGCACTGCGTTCACAACGAAATCGTTGATCTTGTTAAATGTTGCCATTTTGGAACTCCAGATATTTTAAGCATATGCAAGCGCATTCTAGCGCATTTTAAGGTGTTTGCAAAGGTTAGGTTGGTTTAGTTGGCCAAGTCGGGTTGCGTGGGTCTACTGTGTTAGCTGGAAGGTCACGCAAGGCTTGGCGGTAAGTGGCCCATGCAGCGGCATCCACAGGTGCGTCTGCAACTTGCGTCCAATCTGATTGAGCCAGTAGTTCATCCCTTTGTGATCTTAACGCTTGCATGTCCAAGGCATCTTGTTCTGCATCGGTTGGGCCAGAGAATGTATCTGTCGCCGCATCGTAGTACCAATGCAGTTGATCTATGTAATCATCTGATTGAACTTCTGCATAACCAGAAGCGGGTGTGCTTGATTTATTAGACCAACCAGAAATTGCACCTGTTGTAATGTTATATGTTACATACATCTTGCTGCCCCTACTTGGTAAACTCAATCACAGAAAACGAATATCTGTCCGCTGACATTTCATCTTCATCGGCACTGCCACCGCTAAAGTAAAAGCCCATTGTTGCAGTCCCAGAAACAGCACTTTCGATAGCTAATGCCGCAGTAAATGTTGCCGTATAACCATTGCTTTCAAGTGTAACATTACCGGCCGCTCCAACATTAGTACACGGGGATGTTACAACTGTTGAGCCATCATAAAGCACGAAATAACAAGTATTCATACCACTGGGGTCACTGCCAGCATTCTTTTCTATGGTAAGCGTGGCGGTTCCGATCAAGGTAGAACCTGCTACTATGCCCGAAAGGGACGCATAGTTATTATAACGATACATAGTCTGTGCGCCAAAGCCAAGTGCCGAACGAATAGCAGCGGTGGAGTCGGCTGTTGATTGGGTGTCAAATCTACTTGTAGAAGTTCCAGCATCACCACCAGTAACTACGTCTGAAAAAGTAAGCCCAGGCAAGTAGTCTACACTGATAGTACCTGCTGTAATCTGAGATGCATTAATATTACCTGCATAGACATAACTTGCGACAATACTATCAGCAGTGATAGCTACAGGAACCCAAGAAGAACCATTGTATCTATAGTAACGGTCTTCTGTTGTCTTGTACCACAGATCATTTGTGCTAGTAGAGGTAGGGGTACTAGAGCTATAGATAACTGTAGATTTAGTATTTAGTTGAGAGGTAGTAGCATAGGCAGAAAGGTCTGGAGTGTTAGTAACCTCTGTAGTATAATCTACAGTATTCTGTGTAGCAAGAGACCCTAAGTCAGTAACTTTACTTGATGTAAGATCAGGTATTTGACCTACAGATAAAGTGTCACGTATAGCAGCAGAGCCAAACTCAGCAAAGCCTGTGTCACGT